TGCACATCTAGATAGTTTACCACTGATTGTGATTGCCGGACAAGAAAACTTGGAATATGTAGAACCTAGAAATCAAATGCGTGGTAAAGGTGTACAAGGGTTGGATATGGTTGATATTACCAAAACTGTGACTAAGTACGGCGCCACTTTAACTAATGTTAATGATGTTCGATTTATATTAGAGAAAGCATTCCATTGTGCATACTCTGGAAGGCCAGGACCAGTATGGATTGAGATCCCACAAAATTTACAACATGCAACAATAGATCCGGCATCATTGGTTGGCTTTGTGCCCGATAGTATCGATGAATCAAATTTTAATAAACAGGCACACGACACTATTGAGTTAATCAAACAATCCAAACGTCCGTTGTTATGGGTGGGGCACGGTGTTCGTCTTAGTGGTGCTGAAGGAAAAATGCGTACCTTGCTTGATAAGTTAGGAGTCCCTGCACTAGTAACATGGCAAGCCGCAGACTTGGTGCCCGATGATCATCCGTTGTTTGTCGGCCGTGCTGGAACATATGGACAAAGGTTTGCTAATCTAGCAGTACAAAACTGCGATTTATTAATCACGTTGGGTACACGTCTAGCATTACCACAAAGAGGATTTAATGATGCTAATTTTAGTCGTGCCAGCAAAAAAGTTATCGTAGAGATTGATCCTGTTGAATTAAACAAATTTACATTCAATATAGATATCCCGGTGTTAGGCAATGTTTCAGATTTTATTGATAGTATGTTATTAGCGTTAGAAGATAATTCAATTGACGATACATTTGATAATTGGAAAAACAAGATCAAGCACTGGCAAAACAAATATCCAATGGCTCATGCTCCAGTAGATCCAATAGCATCTGGTATTAATAGCTATTGGTTCATTGATCGTCTAAGCAAATTCCTCGAACCTGATCATTTGATTGTTACAGATATGGGTACAAGTCTTACTTGCACACATGCCGCAATCAAACTCAAGGAAGGTCAGCGCATTATGACTTCCACAGGACTAGGAGAGATGGGATTCGGATTGCCGGGCGCAATTGGTGCGGCGCTGGGTGTACCAAACCGCCGTGTTGTTTTAATCACTGGAGAGGGCGGTCTAATGATGAACTTGCAAGAGTTTCAAACTTTAAAAAATTTAGGACTTGACGTTAAGATTTTTATACTTAATAATAACGGTTATCTAACTATTAAACATACACACAATGCTATTTTTAAAAGCAACGGTGATGCTAGTGCCTGCGGTACAACTAGCGGTGTAACATTCCCAGATCTCAGTCGTGTTGTTAATGCATTTGGTTTTGACTATGCTATAAAAGATACTGCTGAAGACCTTGACGTATGGATCAAACAAGTACTAGATCGAACAGGTGCATTTGTAGCTGAAGTTAAAATGCCAGAATTCCAGGAATTAATTCCCAAGACTGCTGTTAAGACTCGAGCTGACGGCACGATGTATTCTAGCCCGCTAGAAGACTTGTATCCATTTTTATCGCACGATGAATTAGTAGAAGAAATGATTATACCATTAATGGAGGAAAATCAATGAACGATTCCAAGATAGGGGTTTTTGTTAAATGCCCACACCCTGAGATGATTGAAGCGATAGGCATTGCGGGATTAGATTTTGCCATAGTTGATATGGAGCATACTCCGCTAGGTCCTAGGGAATTATATCCATTAGTTCTAGCAGCAGAGCGCAGGAACTTGTCGTTGGTAGTACGAATTCCATTCAAGCAAGATGCTTATTTTAAATGGGTTAGAGATTTAAATGTTGCTAGTATTCAAGTACCTCACATCGAGACTGTTGCTGATGTAGAATATGCTGTTAAACATAGCTACTTTAATCCTATTGGCGAACGGGGATTATGCCGATTTGTACGTGCAGCCGACTTTGGCAATAAAAATAAAAATGACTATATTGAGTCTGCAAACAATGCCAACAGTTTGATACTGCAAATAGAAGGACAGACAGGAATGGCAAATATCGACTCTATTATCGATGCCGTTCCGCCCGGTGCTTCTCTATTCATGGGACCATATGACCTATCTCAATCGATGGGATTGCCAGGAGAGATTTGGCACCCGGATGTAGTTAACTCAATGGAAAAGATTATACGTAAATGCGAAATACGCGACATCGATGTAGGCACATTTACTGACACGCCCGAGGGTGTTAAATTTTGGTCTGAGAGAGGAATACCGTTTATACAATACGCATCAGACCTAGATTTGTTTATCAAAACTGCTAGCGATTTAAAACTTACAGTGAAATGAAGAATATGTTGATTACTGGTGCTACCGGTTTTATTGGACACTATTTGGTTAAAGAGTTTGTTAACGATTATAGAATTACCTGTCTAATACGCCCGGGTAGTAAGAATCTTGAACGCCTAGCCGACGTGTATCATTATGTTAAATTTGTACAACACGATATCAGGACAGACTATAATAGCAAATTAAAAGATTTAGAAGACATTGATGTTATATTACATGCGGGAGGAAATCCGGGTAGCACTGACAGTATCGAAAATCCTGTTGGAGTAGTCATTGATAATGTTGTAGGAACAACACATCTATTAGAATTAGCTAGAACTGTCGGAGTTGATCGTTTTGTTTACTACGGCGCTGGAGAAGTTTTTGGGCCTATTGCTCAAGGTACAGACAGCAAAGAAGATGACCCTTACAACACAGTAAGCCCCTACGCAGCATCTAAAATTGGAGGAGAAGAGTTGTGCGTGGCCTATGCACATACTTACGGTGTACCGGTTAGTATCACACATCTAACCAATACATTTGGCCCACGCAGTCAACCAAATCGCTTTCCTGTTATTGCTATACGTAAAATTTTAAACAACGAACCCCTAACATTGTATACAGGTCCTGATGGTAGCATAAGTGGAAGAAGATGGTTCCATGCAGCAGACGTTGCATCGCAGACTCGATTTATATTAGAGAATCAAACTGTCATTTGTGAAAAATGGAATAGCGCAGGGCCTAAGTACATAACTAATTTGGAAATGGCCGAGATGATTGCTATCGAACTAGGTAAAGAATTAAACTATCAATTAGAACCTATTAGTAGGGCTGGCCACAATCCATATTTTTCAATCACCCCTGACAAATTATATTCTCGAGGTTGGATGCCCATGCTAAGTACTAAAGCAAGATTAAAAGATACAATCAATTGGTACAAGGAGAATCAGCAATGGTTAGTTTAAATAAAAAAATTGTCTATGTAACAGGTTGCCTGGGGTTTATTGGGTCTCATGTAACACGACAATGTTTAGAAAAAGGATGGTATGTTATAGGAGTAGATAAGTGTACCTACGCCAGTAACATCAATTTCTTAGATGAATTTTGCAAGTACAAGACATTTAAGTTTATTAAATCAGATATAAATGATTTAGAAAGAATATATGATTGCGACTACGTAATTAACACCGCAGCCGAAACACATGTTGACAACAGCATTGAGGGCAGTGATGAATTTGTACATAGTAATATTAGTGGTGTTCATCATTTGTTAAAATTGATCACTAAAAAAGGTCAAGTTTACAAAATGCCAATCTTATTGCATTTTAGTACTGACGAAGTATATGGTGATATTTCAGTAGGTTCTCATCTAGAAACAGATTTACTCAAACCAAGCAATCCATATAGTGCCACAAAGGCCGCTGCTGATATGTTAATAATTGCATGGGCAAGAACTTATAAAGTTCCTTATGTTATTGTACGTCCTACTAACAATTATGGAATAGGACAATATGTAGAAAAGTTAATCCCTAAGAGTATAAAATACCTAACGATTGGAAGAAAAATAGATCTTCATGATAACGGAACTCCAGTAAGAACATGGCTACACGCTGATGATACTGCTAATGCAGTTTTGACAGTTATTGAAAAAAATGTTGTCAATGATATTTTTAATATATCAGGTAACTATGAAACTACAAATATTAATGTTATTTCTAAAATCATTAAATTAATTTCTAATGATTCAGATCCAGGTAAATATATCACTAACTCTACCAGAGTGGGTCAGGATGTTAGATATTCAATTAATGATGATAAGTTAAAATCACTAGGGTGGAAACCTAAAGCAAACTTTGATGAAGAGCTTGTTAAGATTGTAGATTTTTATAAAAATAATTTTATTTGGTAATAAGGAAAAATATGAAAACAAATTTAATAATAGGGCTAGCGTTTGGATATGACGTTGGGAAAATACAAAATTTTGTATTGTCTTTTAGACAATATAGTGATGATGCAGTTTTAATTATTTCTGATAATGAAACTAGTGAATTTGCTAATTTTTTAAATCAACACAACATTTACAATCTTGTATATAGTCAAGCAGGAAATATTATGACAGCAAGATGGGAATTGCCCAGAGATGCATTAGAAGAACATTTTGTAGATGTAGAAAATGTTATTTTAAGTGATATTAGAGATGTGGTATTTCAAGATAATCCATTCAATTACCTAAGTGGTAAAGATTTAGATTTCTCTACTGAACCAGAAACATTAGGCGGTTGTACTAAACATAACGGGCCATGGGTTCGAAATATATACGGACAAGAAGTTCTCGAACAACTTAAAGATCAACAAATTCTATGTTGCGGAGTAACCGCAGGTAAAAGAGCTGCGGTAATAGGTTTATGTAACAGTCTTTTAGAGGAAGCTAAAAAAGTACCTCAGTTTGTTGACCAAGCATCATTAAATGTATTGTATGGTCGCGGATGTTTTCCAAATTCTGAAATACATTTAACAGGCGGCCCATTGGTTGCAACCATGCACCATTCTAAAACTCTAACATTTGATAGGCAAGGTTATTTGTTAGGCGATAACGGTAAAAGAATTGCTATGGTTCATCAATATGATCGTTGTGGATTTTCGGGATTAAATTTTGTTAAAAACGCCATGCAGGCAAAAGGGAAACACGGTGTAAATTTGGTAGCAAATTATGCTTTGAATTACATTCCCGATCACGATTTATATTAATATGGTTAAAGATATCACATTAGTTATTGTTGATAATTTTTGTCATAAATTGGCTAAATTTTCAATTGAAAAAACATTGCAGAATATTGATTGTAAAGAAGTTATTACATTTAGTGATAAAGAAATTATTCAAGGTGCTAAATTAGTACCTATTAAAAAAAATATTACTATTCATGATTACAGTCAAATAATGTTAAAACATCTTTGGCTGCACGTTGAAACTGAACATGCATTAGTAATTCAGTGGGACGGGATGGCTATTGATAAAACCCAATGGGACGATGAATATTTAAAATACGATTATATTGGAAGTCCGTGGGGAGATGGCCAAATAGGAAATGGCGGATTTAGTCTTCGATCAAGACGACTACTTGATTGCCTGCGAGATCATCAAATACAGTTGGGCGGCACCAGTGGTGATCTTGAAGATATTGCAATATGTAAAGAATATAGAGCTCTTCTTGAAACAAGGGGTATTCAATATGCACCTATTGAGCTAGCAAATAAATTTTCAATAGAACATGGGAACTACAGACCAACATTTGGTTTTCATGGAATTTGGAATGCGGCAAACTACTTTGATAATACCGATCTTAAATTTATTTCAGAAAACTGGCCTGGTTACATGACCAATACCAGTAAAGAACATGAATGGAATATGATGTTAAATCAAAAGAGAATACAGTTATAAAATAAGGAACACAATGTTAGAAACACTAAACACAGTAAAAAATACCAACATGGTATTTGCAAAAGAATATTTACCAGAACACCGATATGCTATGTTGGAGCGGGACGATGAACATTACAAATTGTTAGCACACCTTGCTAATAATCTGCACAATGCCACTCTATACGATATCGGAACTTGCAGAGGACTCTCAGCAATTGCTATGGCATCAAACCCATCAAATCGCGTAGTTAGTTACGATATTGAAAACTTCTTAGATTGCACTGCTCCTGCTAATGTAGAGTTTAAAATTGGAGATTGTTATCTTGATCCAGGCATGCTCACATCACCATTAATATCATTAGATGTTGATCCACATGATGGTGAGTTTGAAAAACGATTTATTGATTATCTAATCGCTAACAACTATAAAGGTATGGTAATTTGTGATGATATTCACTTGAGTCCGCAGATGCAAAACTTCTGGAATAATGTTACCGTTAAGAAATTTGATGTAACAAAATTCGGGCATTGCACCGGTACCGGTATGATTGTTTTTGAGTAAGGTATTATATATGCTTAATATTATATATCGACTTTGTGAACTTGAAACTGATGGAAACATACGAGCCTTTAGACCAAGATGGTATTCAAAACAAAATTGTTTAACGTCTTTTTTAAATTCAGTTAATATTTCTAAGAACCACATCAATTCAGTAACATTTGTTCATGACGGCGATGGCGATACTCTGTTAAACATGATACCGTCAGAATTTAAAATTGTTAAAATAAACGACCGTAGCAATCTATTGAGTTTAAGAAAAACATTTGAAGTTGCTTCATCTGTGGGCGGTAATATATATTTTGTTGAAGATGATTATTTGCATTTACCAAAATCAATTGAAAAAATTAGTCAGGCGCTACCCAACTTAAAACTATTAACTGGATATGATCATGTTGATCGTTATGTTAGAAATGATGACATAGATTATCATAAACATGTTATATTTCATAGAGAAAGTAATATCCACTGGAGGACTAGTGAATCAACATGTTGTACCTATGCAGTGGAAGAAAACACCTACAAACGTATAGAACATATTATTAAAAGTTACGAATTACAAGATCGAGAACTATTTAGACGGCTGCACAGGGAAGGAGTTCCATTATGGACCCCGTTGCCCGGCCTAACGACTCAAGTTGATCCTTGCATGTCTCCCGGAATTGATTGGGAACAATTTAATAAAAATATTTAACGGAATAAATTATGATATCAACTGTTATTAGTTACTGTAGCCTAGACAAAAAATTTATTGATTGTCTTATAGATCAAGCTAAAAAATTCAGTGATGATATAGTGTTAGTTTGCTACGATCATTTGCTCAATGGTAAACCGGATAATATTGACAATGTGAGAAATATTCCTGGAGTAAAGACCATTGTGTTACCATTTGTTCAACATCATGATACAAATTATTTACATAATGTGCTGAGATGGGAAGGCGCTCAACAAGCAAAAAATGAATGGATCTTGATGTTAGATGGTGATGAAATAGTTGAAGGGGATAGATTTAATAAATTTATTAAAAATAATTTTCCTTTTAAATTTGATGCTTCGGCTTTCCATTGCTATTGGTACTTTAGAGAACCCATATATCAATCTCTAACCAATGAACATAATGGAATCATTGTGAATAAAAAATTCATGACTGCGGAGCGACATTTTAATCAAGCAGAAAGATGGATTTATAGACAAGATACAAATTTAAATTGGGGTCCATATATTGTTGATGAAGACGGTCCCATGCTGCATCATTTTAGTTGGGTAAGAACTCATCAGGAAATGCTTGATAAGGTCACAGGTTGGGGACACAAAAATGATAGAAATTGGGTAAGTTCAGTGAATGAAGAATTTAGTCGAGAGTTTAATGGAACTGATTTTGTACACGGTTACCGATATAGAATAGTTGATAATAAATTTAATATTCAACACAAATAAAATAACATGCATACAATTGATCCAGGCGTGGCAAATTAGCCACATAACTACCACTATTTTTTGACAGGGATAAATAAAGCATATACAATTAGTGCTTGAGTTGTTAGAAAGTTGCTATTTTTGATCTAGAATTAAAAATAGTGGTTGACAACAATGATAAATAACTGTATAATAAAGACTAGTTAGCAAGCACAGTCAGCAAAGAAATTTTAAAGTATTTGCAGAAAGTGGTTGACAGCTAGTAAGAAAGACAGTATAATTGATACATACGCTGCAATAAGGTAGCGTATGTAAGTTTTTAAGTAGAGATAAAACAGAAAATGCAAACAGCATCATATTTTAGATCAGTTAGTTCAATAGCCAAACAGGCGGGCTCAATGTCCACCATGTGCTGGTTAGCGATTAATAGTCTAGGGAATGATCGCACACCGGAGCATTATAGTAGGGTCCTGGAGGACATTGTGTAACACAAATTACACAGACACTTCAAGGACCCTAGGACTAACACTCCTGGGGTTTTTTGTTTTTAGCGTTGGTATAGTGTGAAGAACAGGTAACGAGGACCTGGCCCTGCACTTAAAACATGGGGCGAACGGGCGGACAGGATACATGGACTTCCTTTTGTGGAAGAAAAGACTCCTGGTTAGGGTATTAACCCTAATAGAAAAGGTTAGTTCCTTTTCTTATGTTTTTTTCCTAAGTTTGTAGGTTTAAATTTACGACCTAGATACCATCCGTTATCAATATATGAATCAAGTTTTTCACGAGGTACATATAGAGATTTTTGTTCAATGTCGTTTGATATCCATTTATGATATGAAGCAGGATTTATAAATGAGGGTTGCTGAAAAAATAATTTGCCTTCGGCCATTTGTTTTTTAACGGCAACTGACAGCTTTTGTGAAATTTTTTCTCTGTAAACGAGATCAGTTTTAATTTTATTAGCTTTAATTAATGATGCTTCTTTTTGCTGTCCCTTACGATGCCCTTGATTAGGAAGAGAATTTATATAAGAAAAGGAACCGTTTCCTCCTTCAACAATGTTGTAAGTTAACGATTGAGCAATAAAGCCTGTATTAACGACTTCTCTTTCGCGAGCAAACATTTGTTCTTCGGTAGTAAAGAATTCTAAAATTTCTTTTACAAAGTTTTCTTTGCCGTACTTTTTAATAGCACGATTAAGGTTAAGTCCGGAACCAAAGTATCCATCGTTCAGGTTACTAGTTTTATGTATTCCTACATAAAATTTATTGTTAACGGTATTTGTAATTTTGTATAGATAGTAAAACATTTTATTTCCTTAGTGTATTTATACACGGAAGCTAGGATGGCTTATCTTCTTGTAGATAAAAAAATTCGTCATATTAAAGCATATACTTGCCTGACTGCAAACGTCGTGGTAAACTACTAGAGAAAGGGGTTCGAATCCCCGGGACTGGTATGTGCTTTAATATACACTCTCCAGTCGCTGACTCTGAATCAGTTGACAGGCGTAGCCGGAGAGTGTTAACAATTAATGGAACGTGTTCCCTGTTGCCGGCTGTAACCCGGTAGTCATATTAAGCAGGGTGGCGACAAGAGGTTCGATTCCTTCACGTTCCACCATATACGGAGTAGAAGCATCAATGGTGATGCAGTGGACTGTAAATCCGCCGCCTTCGGGCACGCCTGGTTCGATCCTAGGATACTCCACCAAATTTGGGCTGTTAGTGATAATGGGAGCACGGGGGCTTTGCACGTCTCAGGTAAGAGTTCGATTCTCTTACGGTCCACCAAGTTGATGATTTAGACGTTAGACTGAGTGCGCTAGCAAACGTTCAATTAGGTTAGAAGCCTATCCAAATTTTGGGGGCAGTAATGGGTTACGGGTTTGCTTTGCAAGCATACTGTCTAGAAGGGTTCGATTCCCTCGGCCTCCACCAAGTTTTGCTCTGTAAGCATTGATGGCGATGCAGGTGTCTTGTAAGCATCAGAAGAGGGTTCGATTCCTTCACGGAGCACCAAGTTTTGGTCCTGTCATATAGTGGCTATTATACCGGCCTGTCTAGTCGGATATCGGGGTTCGATTCCCCGCAGGATCGCCAGTTTTAGGATAGCAACAGCAAATTCAAATTTCACTGTTTATGAAAAAAATGCTATCCTGTTTTATTTTACTCCGGTCGTCTAGTGGCTAGGACGCCATTTTATATAAATAACTATATAAAAAGAAAACATATGCACGGTGGATACAGACAAGGATCGGGAAGATCAAGAAATGGGTACTACAAAGGAATCTTTTGTGGTAGTACATATGAATTATGCTGGGTAATTTACAGCATTGATCATCAAATAAAATTTGATAGATTTCCTGGATTCCTAGAAAAGGATAAAGTAAAGTATTATCCAGACTTTTTGCTTGCTGATGGTAAAACTATCATCGAGACAAAAGGTTATGAAAAGCGGGAATCCGTAGATAAGAAAACGAAAGTAGCAGAATCTTTCGGTTATACAGTTCAAGTTTTAAGAAAAGATGACTTGAAATTTGCTTTCGATTATGTTGAAAGCACTTATGGAACTAAAAAGTTTTATGAGTTGTATGACGGATATAAACCTCGGTATGAATATAAATGCTTACATTGTAGAAAATTGTTTCAGACTGATAGAAAACGCATAACAGCTTCTGTTTATTGTTCTCGTTCATGTTCTATGAAATCAACTGCATTTATTAATAGAGAAGAAAACAGTAAAAAGATTTCGAAAACATTAACAGGAAAAACTCCTAAAAAGTATGTTCGAAAGTCTAAACAGATTTGGATTACTAACGGAATAGTAAAAACTAGAATAAAAGAAACATCTCCGATTCCAGACGGATTTAGGAGAGGTAGATAATGGCGATATCGACTAAGGGTAGGTCGGAACCCTTTCAAGGTTCAAATCGAGAGTTCAATTCTCCGTATCGCTACCAATTTACTCCAGAGAAAGACGGATCGAAACCCGTTCGGAGTACCAAGTTTATTGGCATATAGCTCAGTTGGTAGAGCGTCTGACTGTTAATCAGAATGTCCCTGGTTCGAGCCCAGGTTTGCCAGCCAATTTTAATGCGGGTTGTTTGTGGAATACGTTTAGCCTTCCAAGCTGAAAGATGCAGGTTCGAACCCTGTAGCCCGCTCCAAGTTTATGGATAGTAGTGTCGCTGGGCGCGAGCTGGTTTGCTAAACCGGTCTACTTTGAAAAAGGTAACAGTTCGATTCTGTTTCTATCCTCCAATTTTATCTGTGTTTAGCTCAGTCAGGTCAGAGTTCTCGCCTTGGAAGTGAGGGGTCGCAGGTTCGAATCCTGCAGCACAGACCATATATGCCGTTGTAGTCCTCTGGGAGGGCACTGGATTGTCTATCCAATTGAGGCGGGTTCGATTCCCGTCAACGGCGCCAAATTTTTATTCCGTAGAATTCGAGCATGGTGCACGGACTGAACTGTTAATTCATGATTAGCTGGGATCGTTACCCAGATACGGAGCCAAGTTTTAGGATGTTAACAGCAAAATTTATACTCTGAACTTTTAATTCAACCAGTAAAAATACATCCTGTTTTATTTTGTTATTCCGGACGCCGCGCAAGCGGAGGTGGTATCGAGCAGTGCGGCAACATAGTTGCCATTGCGTCGTGAGGTTGTGGAACAATAAACTGATAAAATCCACAATATAACAAACGGTTTTTGTTGGGGAATCGCCTAGCCCGGCCTAAGGCAACGGTCTTTGAAATCGTCATCGTGGGTTCGAATCCCACTTCCCCTGCCAGTTATGTTGTTCTTAGTGTACCGGTGCGCACCTCGCTCTGTGAAAGCGATAGAATGGGTTCAACTCCCATAGATCAACCCAATTTTGCCCCTTTAGTTAAAAAGTATAACAGTCGGCTGATAACCGGCAATCGCAGGAGCGTTACCTGCCGGGGGTACCAAATTTTATGCGCCATTAGTATAATGGATAATATACGAGCCTACGAAGTTCGGGATGGTGGTTCGATTCCATCATGGCGCACCAACAGTTATGGAAGCGTGGTAGAGTGGTCTATTACAGCAGTCTTGAAAACTGCCGGTCCGAAAGGGCCCGTGAGTTCGAATCTCACCGCTTCCGCCATACATGGAAAATAGAAGTGCCGGGCACTAAGCAACTTGGAAAGTTGTTCCATTCTGCAAAGGGTGACAGTTCGACTCTGTTATTTTCCTCCAAACAACTTGACACCCGCAGTTAAATACTATATAATAGTACATGCGACTGTGAGTGGAATATAGCAGACCTCCCGCTTGACCCATAGTCAAGAAAGGGGACGGGGCGATGAGTATAACTCGCAGCCCTTGTAGGGGCAGGACCTACCAGTCGTACCAAGAATTTAGGAGCGTGGGCCGGACGGCAAGGCAGCGGTTTGCTAAACCGTAGATCACGTAAAAAGGGTCACAGGGTTCGACTCCCTGACGCTCCGCCAAGTTTAAGGATAGTTACAGCAAATTTTAAGCTAACTATTATTCTGTCTAGCGACAAAAGCTATCCTGTTTTATATATCTCCTTAGTGTCAGCGGCAGCACAGTGATCTCCAAAATCACCAGGGTTCGTTCAAATCGAACAGGGGATGCCAATTTAATGTACGTGTGGCGGAGTGGCCCAACGCAACGGTCTGCAAAATCGTAAAACCGTCAGTTCAAATCTGACCACGTACTCCAATTTATTTTATGCGGGTGTAGCTCAATGGTAGAGCAGAACGTTGCCAACGTTACGACGAGAGTTCGATTCTCTTCACCCGCTCCAGATACGGCTTGACCCACTGCAACATAGTTGTACGGTCAAGTTATCTTTTTAGGATAGCAACAGCAAACATTCCAAATCTTTTCTTGAAAAAAAGCCAAAAATGCTATCCTGTTTGACAATGCTGCTTTAGCTGATGTGGTCATAGCAACGGTTTGAAGCACCGTGGAAGTAGGTTCGATCCCTACAGGCAGCACCAAGTAAAAACAGTTGACAACTACTGCAAAAGGTTGTATAATTAACACATGAAGAAAGAAGGTACTATATGAAACGAAGCTCAGCCAAACTATAGTGTCAATCATAGATCCCGTATATGGTCTAAGGTTGGCACATTAAAGACAATTTAATATGCATAACCCACTCTAAACTTTGATGGCGAAGTAACCGGCTCTTAACCGGAGGAACTGAGTTCGATTCTCAGAGGGTGGACCATATACGGGATCGTAACTTAAAAGTAAAGTATCGGACTTTTAATCCGACTAAGAAGGGGCAGTACCTTCCGGTCTCACCAT